TTATGGATACCCTGCTGGCACAGACTTGAGATTCCAAATTGCCAGTAGTGCTGCCACGGCTGCTGTTGTCAGCGTAAACATTGGCGGTGTTTTGATTCTGAATGACGGTACGTCTCAGGGGTACTAATGGACCCCATCACGATATTTGCAGCGTGTAAAGCGGCACACGCAGGTATCCGTGAGTGTATAGAGCTTTACCAAGACTTTAAGAAAGATGGTAAAGACGTAGCGGATATTGTCCAAGATGTGGGTAGTCACCTAGGGTCATTCTTTACCCATCAGGAAGCCTTTAAAGAGGCTGAGAAAGAGGCCAAGAAGAAGCCCTTAGCCAAGAATGTCTCTATCAATGAAGAGGCTATGAATCGCATCTTGAGACAACAACAGTTGGAGCAGATGGAGACTGACCTCAGAGAGATGATTATTTACCAGATTGGTATGCCTGGACTCTGGCAGAAATTCACGGAAATGCGTGAGATAGTTAAAAAAGAGCGAGAAAAAGTCGAGCGTGAACAAAAAAAGCTCTGGAAGAAGCTGCACGTAAAAGACGGCAGTTTATTGACAAATGGCAGGTACGTGGAGCGTTACTTGCTGGTTGCTTTGTCCTTCTGACTACGTTTGCTGTATTGATGTACGGGATTCACCTAGACTACCAAAAAAGTATTAACAGAAGTGCCAAATAATGTTCAGTTTGTTCAATCCGTGGATAATTGTTGGTGTGCTAGGGTTAGTGCTGAGTTCCTATTTCTACGGGCATCACCAGGCTTATGTTGAACAAGAAGCAGAGGTCGCTAGGCTCAATGCCTTGGAGAGGGATAAAGAGAAGCAGATGCAAGACATGGTAGACAGTCATGCCAAAGAATTGAGAAAGGCCAATCAGAATGCCAAAGCTGAAGTTACTAAGTTGCAGTCTGACCTGTCTAGTGGTCAGTTGCGCTTCACCGCCCGCACCGTTTCAACCTGCCAAAATACCACCTCTGCCAGTGGAGATACAGAAAGCAGAGCCGAACTTGACCCAGAGGTTAGTCAAGCTCTTGTCGCCATCACCGCAGACGGAGACAATGCTATCAGGCAGCTTAACGCCTGTATTGACCTCTACAACCAAGTAAGGAGTGAACAATGAACATCAACCTCAAAGCTGTCGTCACCATCATTGCAAGCATCTCTTTAATGGGTGTAGTGGCTTGTATGATTTGGATGTTTCTACTGGCTATTTACGACCCGACTGTTGACGATAAAGTTGTATTTGATATTATTGGACCAGCATTCCAGACCATTGTGGGTGGATTTATTGGACTTATCACAGGCATACATATAGGGGATAAAAAGAATGACGATGTTAACTAAAAACTTCACGCTAGAAGAGCTGACTCATACTGACCACAGAGAGCTGGATAACACCCCTAGTGAGTATGAAAAGGCTAACCTAATGCGCTTGGCTGAGTTCCTAGAGCAAGTGAAAGAGACTCTAGGAGGCAAGCCTATCATGGTCAATTCTGCCTACCGTAGTGAGGCTGTGAATACTGCCGTGGGTAGCAAAAACACGTCTCAGCATAGGTTGGGGTGTGCAGCAGATATTAGGGTTCCTGGTATGACCCCAGATGAAGTGGTCAAGGCTATCATTGCGAGTGACTTAAAGTATGACCAAATTATTCGTGAGTTTGACCGTTGGACTCATATATCTGTGCCTAATAGTCCTAATGACCAGCCTAGACTACAACGGCTCATAATTGACAAGCAAGGGACACGTTTATATGCCTAAAGACAAAGATTTATATGCTGAGGTAGAGTCTAAGGCATTGTCACCAGAAGCTAGGAAAAAGTTAAATATTGACTTTCCTCAATACATGACTGGTGTTGAGAAAATTAAAAGTATTGCTGCGGGTCCAGCACTGGGTGGTTACGTTAAAAAGAGTGAGCCACAAGTAATCAATTTGAATGAACGGTCTATTTTTGAACCTGTGTCTACATTAGGACATGAAGCTACACACGTTGCACAAAACTTAGCTAACAAAGATTTAGTGAAAAGCCAAGAAAAAGGCGATAAAGATTTTTACACTTATCGTCTTGGTTTAGGTGGTCCTATGATGGCGTATCCATCAGACAAAATGAATGAAATTTACAAAAATGCTGAAAAGGTTTACAAAGAATACAAAGATAAAAACATATTTTCTTCCAGCTTCCCACACAGCGAAAGTGAAATGATGGCTGACTTACAAGGTTTTGAAGCTGCTTTGCCAAAAGGACAAACAATACTCGACACAGACATTGGTAAAAAGATGTTTCCCACGCCAGAACTACAACATTTTTACTTACAGTCCTCTTTGCCTTACACCACAAAAATGCTAGAGTATGAGCCAAGTCTTTATGAAATAGCGTCAGCTAAAGCTAGAGAGGCTATACAGACGTTTAAAGATGAAGCTATGTCTAAGAGCTATGCAGATGCTGCTATGTCTGCATTTATGAAACTAGCAGGTAAATAAGATGCCTAGAAAGTCAGGTCCAAACCTATCAGTAGGCCGAGGAGAAAAACTCCCAGTATCCCGAGGGGGAGGGTTGACAGCCAAAGGACGAGCAAAGTACAACAAAGCAACAGGCTCAAAGCTAAAAGCACCCCAAAAATCAGGCCCAAGACATAAATCATTCTGTGCTCGCAGTAAAAGTTGGACGGGCGAGCGTGGTAAAGCTGCCCGTAAAAGATGGGGTTGTCGTTAAGGAGCTGGTAGCAGTCCACCTTCAAAGAGATAGCTTCCCATGTGGCCTAGATTAGCCCAGGGAGCAGCGTAAATCTTGATGCCATGCTTTCTCGCTAGATAACAAAAAGCATAGTCTTCAGAAAGGAGTCTGCCAGTCTCAGGCTCTATCATCACAGGGAAGTATTCGTGTACCCTGTTGTTCTTTAGGGTTCCTGAAGTGTCTGCTACGTCATTAAGATAGCTCTGGACGTGCTTCTTGAGCTTGGTGAACACACTTCTCTTAATCAACATAAACCCTGTACCGCCATTCCAAATCTCTACTGGCTTGTTAATCGGCACAGTGACAGAACCAGAGTAGTTCTTGAGGTTGACGACCAGGCTACCCGTGTACTTCTTCAAGTCACTGGTCTTAACCCCTTCATGGACTGCATTCTCTACACCTAGCCAGTTAATCTCTTTCTTAGGATAAATACCGCAGATAACGTCTACGTCAGAGTTCACCATGTGGATGATGTCAGAGGCATTAAAGCGTATATCAGCGTCTATGAACATGAGATGAGTGAACTCATCATTCTGCATAAAGACGTTCACCAGAGCGTTTCTAGCCCTCTGGATGAGGCTTTCGTTGAACATAAAGCTGTAGCTAGAGCGTATGCCTTGTTCGTCTAGCATCTTCTGCATGGGCAGCAGAGACTGGACATAAAAGCCTGAGCACATCCCGCCATACATAGGTGTTGCTACAAAGATGTGTTTAGGTTTAGTGGCTTTCTTAGCCACGGTTTTCTTAGTTGCCATGATTTTTCTCCTTTAATTTAGTTTCAAAGTATTTGTACAAAGTCACAAAATGAGCACCTTCAATGTGTGGATCATTACCCCCCCAATGCCACGCTTCTAAAAGCTCCTCATCTGTCAATCCTATCCATTCACGTTTTCCAGCTTTATACTGACAACCTTTCTTCTTGGTGTAACCGCAGTCACCACCACAACTAGGACATTGGCTCATATTCTTCTCCAGTTAGGAAATAGGCAGACTGAGGGGTATCAGCGGGTCTGCCAGCCACTGTTCCTAACCTCTGGATTGCCCAGAAGCACCACCCCCACTTGGAGTTATATAGGACATTCCATCTTCAAAGCCTTGTTTATAAGCCTTAGCCATCATCTCAGCACCGAGCACTATGAAATGTCTAAGAGTCTCATCACGTACTTTCCCTTGGAGTTCTTGCTCCATCCAATTACGTAAATCTTCCATCCTGCCTCCCTTACCCTTGCTAGGTATTCAGACTCTTGTATCTTCTTCACCCTTGCAGCCACACCCGTAGACGTACACTGCACCGCCAGAGTCTCCCCCTTCTTAATCGCCAAGATGTCGATAAACCCAAAGAGGTCCTGTCTTATCTTGACGTGAGGATTCCACTTCTCCACGATAGCGCACAGATAACCTTCCTCTCGCAAGTAGGCTAGAGTGCGCTGTGTGGGTGTCAGAGAACTAGCCATCAGAATGGCAAATCTTCGTCATCACGCTTCCTGTAACCTGTTCTAGGAGCCTGTCTGTAGCTGGGTGTGACCTCTTTAGGTTGGTCTTTCTGAAGGTTCTTCTCTTTAGCCCAGGTGTTCTCTTTCACTGAGAGCATCGGTTTACCAGTGCGAGTCTCTTTCTGCCAGACATCAATCTTGATACGCTCCCCTGCTTTGTAATCCATTTTGAGAATCATAGAGCCGTCAAAGTCTGGAGACTGCTCAAACTTCTTATTCTCTGGTGCTGTGTAAAAGAGTATTGCGTATCCTGGTTTCTCTTCAAATTTGTTATCCATGTTGTGTTTCCTTTCTGTGTAATGTGTAACGGGCGTATTCTTTCCCACCCTCTCTAACCATTTTTGTACTGATGTCGTGTCCCTGTTTTCTAAGAACCTCAATATGTGCTGCAAGCCTAAAACTCCCGTATTCTTTGAGTGCTTCTTGTGGCGTGATAGGGGAGTGCTCTAGGTGTTTCAAGATTCTGTATCGCTGTGTTCCAAATCGGGACGTATCAGGGACAGCTCTCGCTTTGGGTCTACATTCACCCCCTCACTTGCCAGTGCAGCCTTAATCTTGGCCTTTTCTATAGAGGTCAGTGTCATCACAAACTCAGTGTTGCATTCTGACAACTGTGCTAATTTCTCTAGCTTTTGCTCAAAGTCAAACTTAGGAGAACTATTGATACGCACAGCCATGCTGACATAGCCCTCTATCCACTCTTCTAGGGTGTGGTGAGTAGAGTAGGGTTTATCAGCATTGGGAACCCAGAGCTTGAAAGCACCGTCAGCGTCTTCTATCACCTCTTGGATGACCTCAACTGGAGCCTGTGGTACAGGAGGCGTGATGTCTCTGGGAGGCGTGAAATCCTGGACTTCTTCAGGAGTGTAGACACCCACGACACACCCTGGGTAAACCGAGCGTATACCCTCAGATACACACCTCGCTCTGAGCATCGCACGGCTGTAGTTTCTCCAGTTATCTTTGTTGGCAATCCCGATGAGCTTGGCTTTGGCAAGCGTCCACGTGACCTCAAGTGAGCCTCCCTGCGGATGGCTAAATATTCCCGTGACCTGCTCATCTTCATATACCTTCCAATTGACTGAACCTCCAGCTTGCTGAAACCTGGCTAACATCGCATCTGCTTTGAGAGCTGGTCTACCTTGTATCACGTGAAAGTCACGCATGGCTATAGCTGGGTGTAGGTTCTCTGCCTGGCACAGGAGCATAATCGCCATAGCTTCTTCTGTGTTCTTGAAGCCGAACATTTTAGACTTGGCTGCAACCTCTGCCATCGTCTGAATGTCTCCTATAGGTACTAGATTACTCATATTTGTTCTCTCTTTCTTTCATCATTGCGTCAGCCATTTCATAGGCCATACCAGCCCAAAGCTCAGCTAGTGAGCCATCTGGGTAGTCATCAGGGGGTGTTTTAAAGGTGTCTGGCATTAAGCCCTGTAGAGCCATGCCAGCGAACCAGTCACGCAGTGTCATGCCGTTGTCCAGCTCTGTCACGCCTGTAGTAGGGTGTCTGTGGATATAAGGGTATGCTGACTTCATTTCAGTAAGAACCTACGTGAGCCTGGGACTGGCCTCTTGAACTGCTCGTAGATGTCAGGCATAGCCTCTTGAAACAGCTTAGAGTCAAACTTGACACTAGCCTTGGCAGACTTCCAGGTAGCCAGAGTCCTCCCGTCTATAGTCGCCAATCCCCCACATTCACCCATATAACCTGTGATGAGGGTCTGTAGAGCCTCTTCTTGGGCTTCTAGAGCCTTGATATTGGCTTTGATGACACTCAGGGTGCTACACGCCTCTTCTACGCTCCTAGACGCTGTTTTAAGGTCTTCTGTGGATGTGGGGAAGAGTAGCTTGGCTTGTTCAACAGATTCTGGAGGGTAGGGTTCGTTGGTCTTCACCCTAGCCCACACCTCTGCCATCTTCCAGAGGAGTTCTGTCTTCATCTCTTCTGTGATGTGGAACTCTTGCAAGTAGAACTCTTGTCCTCCAAAGAGGACAGCCAGATACATCGTGTCAGTCCCGTAGACCAGAGCCTCGTGGACGAGCTGTGCCATGTCTGCTGCTGGAATACTAGTTCCCTCAAACTTGTTCCTAACAGCAGCGTTATAGTTCTTACACTCGACTAGGACAGTCTTGCCGTTGACCTTCCCTGCAAAGTCAAAATGAGAGCGTAACCACGGTTCTTTAGGATGGGTTAGAGACTCTTCTATCTTGACCAGCTCAGTCTTGAGCTTCTCTTGAGCCAGTCTGCCGATGACAGGCTCCATCACATGTCCCATCTGGACAGCTTCTATGTCAGACAGGTCAGGTATAGGCATGATACCGAGCTTAGTCAGGATAACGTCATTGGCCTTGCCATTGGCTACCTTGCGACTGTCTCCAGACCATATAGCAGAGTTTCTTATTTCAGGTGTGAAGTCAGACATGTGTGTTCTCCTCATAGAAACGTGCGTCTGCACCGCACTTCAAGGGGTCTATAGACTCCCTGGAGACAAAACAAAAGAGAAGCTCTGTCTCTTCAGGTTCACCAGTCACCATAGAGATTTTCTGGTTATAGTTGCAACGTGAATATCTTTTGTCAGCACTGTCAGGAGCGACAATATGCTTACAGTCTTTACATAGTTTCATTTTTAAGCCTTTCGATGGTTAGGAAAATATCTACATGTGTAGATGTGTGAATTATCATGGTAGGTGATTAGCCTGTCAACAGTAATCTTGTATATCCTTTCAAAACATGGGGTCTTTATCATGCAGGGGTCTGCGCTTCTCTTGGGGTTCCGCTTGACCCCATCTCAAGACACAGAGAGTAGCCCCTGTCGAGGGGTCTACTAGCGTAGCCCTCCAGCGTAGCCCCTAGCGCAGCGCCAGAGGGCTTATATCACCCGTAATCAACAGTGCTTGGGTCACTACATGTTGGGGCAAGTCCATACCCCCTCTCACCCAATCCAGAAGCACCATCGCTTCTGTCTTGGTCATGTTCAATACGCTTGAGCAGGTACTCAAGCTCTTGTAGTCGGTAAAAGTGACTGGCTTCTCCAGAGTGTTTATAAGCATTTCTCAAGACTCCCCGTCTTTTTAATAATAAATTTAAAACTTGCATGTTGTCTTTTCATTTCTCCATGCCTTTAGTGACCTGATAGACGGCACTATCAAGCTAGTTGTCCCCAAGTTATCCACAAGGGTAAGATGCTCTCGTTTATCTAGTTTATAGGGGTTTTGCCCTACCAGAGTTTTCACTGCCCCGAAGTTACCTAGGAGACACACGCCCTGTTCAACACGTTTATCTGAGTCTGTCGCATCCACATTCTCAAGGGGTAGGTCATGCCCCCGTATCGCCACCAGCAATAAAAAAAGCCTCTTACAACTGCCCTCGGTGGAAACCCATAGGTAAGAACCAAGGGCGAAGGCATGTGTAAGAGGCTTTAATCTATTGCTTTCCACGGCAACTAAGGGGACTCTACCAAACCCTCATGGGGTCTGTCAACCCCACACCAGAAAAACCACTAGGGACACTAGGGCTATAACGCACAGCTGTTTTACAAAAGGGGCATCCTCAGCGGATATTAGGGGTTCTGATACGTACATGTCCCCTCTACCCTGAAAAGCCTCCCAGAGCGTGCGTGGGTGCGTGTGATGTGTGTGGTTATGGTCAACGGGTAAGTGTTCTTTTATCATGCTGTTATCTCCTCAGTTACTCTCTCAAAGTGCATACGGGTATTTTCTATAAAGTCAGACACTTGGTCTAGAGTGTAGTTTTCCACTACCTCCCACACGGTGATTTCGTCAATAGTCCATTCGTCAGTGGACATTAGCTCTAAAATTTCACCATAAGACATGTCGTCAGGGTATTCACTAAGCCACTCATTAAGGGCAAATTTTTCTGATATCTTCATGGTAGGACTCCATTCAAATAGTGCAACAGCGCACCCGTAAAGGGGCTATATAAGCCCCTTAACAGTTAAGCTGTTACTACTTGCCCGTGCTCGTACACTTTGCCAGTAGCTGTGTCAGTCATGCCAGCACTTAAGAACACGTAAGAGTCCCCGTGGTCTAAACTGGCACAGCGCAAGGGGGTGAATACCCAATTCAAGCCGTACTTTTTGACCAATGCTTTAACAGCTTCAAAATGCACCATTTCATAAGAATAGCTGTGGTCATAAGGCACTATAACGCTCCAATTTGTATTTGGCACAGTGGCCTTGATGCGTGAACCCTTGGTGTTAGTTGCACTCAAATACTTGGTAATAATAGCTCTTGACATGGTAGGACTCCAATTAAGTTAATGATGCGGATTGCACCCGTTAACCCTCTTACAAGGGCTAACAGTTGAAATCAACTTAAAACAGCTTCAATAGGCTTTGAATCGGTACAGATGCACACAATACGCTTGAACTTGAGTGCACCCTCTAGAGTGTGTACAGTCACGTTTTTGCCCGTGTGTGTGTAGCTCTCAACTCTCATCTTTTCACCGTGTACGGTGATAATGTCACCGATTGAATAGTTGCCTTTAGGTATAAATGCGAATGTCATAATTAACCCCTTAAACGCTGTATGCGTAAAAATAACCTGGCATACCTACTTGATGTGCAAACAGTTCGGCTTGATGACGATTCTCTAAAGATTGAATCAAATACTTTGCAAGTGATACAGCCTCATCATTTTTAGTTCTTGCATCTTGAAACGCATCATTAGTCAAATTTGAATTACCAATCATTCGGTAATGTGCACCAATTGATTTACGTAATTGACGGGCAAGTAAGATTAGATTTTTATTCATTGGTAGGACTCCAATTAGATTACGATGCAAAATAGCACCCCCAAGCCCTCAGAAAGGGCTAGGAGCTATTATTTAAGCAAGTTCGAGGTGAGAATACTTGTGAACGTAAAATTCGAATGTACCCCCGTTGCCCGCATCTGGTTTAATACCGAACTCGTTGAGTTTTTGAGTTGCTCTCAACCCGTGTTGTGCCCACAAGAGCATGAGAGTTTTGTTGTTGTCCTTGATTGCATCGTTAAGCATCATGTGAGCAACAGCAACAGAGTTGAGTTCAGAGTTGATAATCTTGAGGGCTTTTTTGGTGATTGTCATAATTGTCTTTCAGTTAGGTTAGGAATTTAAGAACACTTTTTTTGATGCTCTTATATATATAGGCGAAAGATTCGTGCCACAATTTTTGTAGGGTTATTTGATTATTGATTTATAAGGATATTTATTTTTAATAAAGTGAGACTAAAAACCCTTATAGTAGAAACCCGTAAACAGATAGTATTAGTTTATCTTATGTATTTGATAAGTGAAAAGTGAGGATAAATACAGTATACTTATATAAAGAAAGAGGGTATTTGTGTGGTCATGTCTTTATATATTAAGCAAGTGCAAAGCCAGTTGACGTGAAAGACTCTAGGGTTTCAACCTCTCGCTCACCCATGACCATATATAGGGACACCATGTCGAGCCTGTCATCACATGCCAGAGCCTGGCACCAGTGCACCAGTGCGAGCATGGAAAGGGAAAGGGCTTGACTCATGTAAGAGCACAGCTTGACGTGATGCAGCAGGTCATGTCATGGGACTTGGATGCTGTGGTGGCGTGCACTCCACATCTCGCCCCCCCCAAATAAAATATTGTTTCCCGCAGTTGCCACTGATTGACGGGCTTGAGCTATGTAACTAACCATTGCATAGCTCTTTTTTTACGTGTATAGTAGCGTTATTAGTAGAGGGAGTGATATGGTTACAGAACTAGCGATAGAGAAGAAGATAAGCATACCGTTGCCAAGAGTGGTGTATGCGTATCCGTATGAAGAGATGGATGTGGGGGACAGTTTTACTGTGCCTGTGGAGGCGAGGCAGAAGGTGATGAATGCCAACTACAGGGCGAGTAAGAGGTTGGGGTGTAAGTACACGTGTAGGACTGAGGGTGATGTGGTGAGAGTCTGGAGGACAGCATGAGCACAGGCGGTAAGGTAAAAGTTTTTCCTAGTGAACAATTTGTGTTGACGGGCAGTCACAGGTTGACGGCTACGGACTTGTTGGACCAGTACATGGTTTGGAGGTTGAGAGACACGATGAGTGACTGTCAGTCTTACGGTGAGTTGGATGATGTCACGCTAGCTTGTAGGGTGTTGCTGAGGTTTATGGGGGAAGATATTGAGTAATCTTTTGTGGGAGAACGAAGATGAGCTGAGGGAGCTGTGTAGGACTCTTTGGGTGAGGCTTTGTGTCACGCAAGCGGAGAGAGAAGTTTTGGTTGCAGAGGCTATTGAATATGGATACAGAGAAGGATATGCAAGAGCAGTTGTACAACTCTCGTATGAAGCTCAAGAGGGAGATGCAGCGTGCCATACAGTGCATTAAGCCCAGTAGCAAGAGGAAGTTAGCAGCCGAGTGGAAAGAGAAGTATTCTGAGTTGTTTTACAAGGAATTGATTTCTTGTGCTAGAAACAAAGATGTAAGAGTAGAGATAGCGTACTGGACAGAAGAAAGGATGGGTAAACCACGTGAACTTTAACCTCAAGAACTTTTATAAGTTTTGTTCAGAACTCAAGATTGAGACTAAAGAGGAGGGGCTCAAGAAGATGGGTAACCTCTTGGGGACTCAGACGTATGTAATGGAAGAGATGACGAAAGGGTTGGCTGATGACGTACATTTTTTCGTTATTCTTAAGGGTCGTCAGTTGGGTATTACTACTGTTAGTTTGGCTCTTGACCTTTATTGGCAGTTTACCCATCCTGGTTGGCAAGGGACTCTTGTTGCAGACACAGAAGAGAATAGAGATATGTTCCGCTCTACTCTGGCAATGTACATTGAGGGTTTACCCAAGGAGTACAAGATTCCTTTGGTGGCCCACAATAGAAACCAAATGGTTCTTAAAAATCG